CATGCAGAATGCACAAACGTTTCCCAGTATGAATCTAAGTACAGGAAGTGCATATATGAACTATCGTATGTCTATTGCCATGGCAGGCGCTCCTGATTACCCAACTAAGGCAGATAACTGGATCGGGGGCGATCCATTGTTGTCCACATATACCGAAGAAGAAATGTTAATTATCAACATGGCTGCAAAACAAGTAGGCGGCGGTAAAGCTCAAAAGTGGACTAACAGTCGCAGTCAAGAAATTGCAAATGTTCAAAAAACTAGCCCAGTGGCTAAACCTAAACGTAATAAGTACGGCGTATGATTGAAGTAACCGAATCAGCTAGAGAAAAAATCATCGATATTTTAATTGATGAGAATAAGCCTAACACTGTTCTACGTTCATTTGTTCAAGGTGGTGGGTGCAGTGGGTTCAGTTATGGCTTCATGATCGATACCGAAATTAACGATGACGATTTTGAAATTGAAATATCCGACAAGTATAAAGTAGTAGTAGATTCAATGAGTATGCAATACATGACAGGCGCAAGTATTGATTATAAAGAAGAATTAATGGGCAGTCAATTTGTTATTAAAAATCCAAATGCACAATCGTCATGCGGATGCGGGAGTAGTTTTAGCGTATGAAAATAAAAGAAATATTAATTGAAGGTGTTGCAGGACCTAAAAGCTGCTGGCCAGGTTATAGAAAAACTGGCACACAGCCGGGTACTGGCAAAAACAAAGGCAAGCGTGTAAACGACTGCGAAAAGATTAAGAAAGAAGATCTAGACGAACTAGCAGAAGAGTTTGACATGATCGAAGAAACAGTTGCATACATTGCAGATCAAAATAGTGTTGATGTCGACCTTGTATGGGAAGACTTAGAATCATTAACTGATGATGAACTATATGCGTTTGCGGTTACACAACCTGTTATGGAAGATTGGCAGAAGGCCAACAAGCGAGACAAGACAGATGGCATGAGTCAGAAGGCTGTTAATTCTTATCGTAGAGAGAATCCGGGTAGCAAGTTAAAGACTGCTGTTACTACCAAGCCTAGTAAGTTGAAGAAGGGTTCAACGGCCAGTAAGCGCCGATCAAGCTATTGTTCTAGATCAGCCGGGCAACAGAAAATGCATAATATCAGTTGTAGTAAAACTCCAGACAAGGCAATTTGTAAAGCACGTAGGCGCTGGAACTGCTGATGCGAGCACACGAGTTTATAGTCGAAAGAAAAAAGAAGCGTAAACAGCCTCGTGGGGCAGCTTACGGTCCAGGCCCTTACGGCGGATATGGATACTATGCTGGCTACAGTGGAGACTCAGGTGAAGGTGGTGATAGTGGCGGTGGAGAAAGCATTGAGCATGAAAACTTTGCTAATTCAGCAGAAGCATACCGAGCACATTTGATAAAGACCTTGCCGCAAATTATGAAACTTTTTGCCAATGTTGGTAAAGGGTGGATCCCTAGCAAAGATGAAATGTTAAGTGCAGTTGATAATGCTTATCAGGTTATGAAACATACCGGTGATGCGAAACAAGCAGGCAAGGCCCTAATGGATGAACTGAATACTTTACACAGAATGAGTCAAGGCCAGCAAGATGTGGATGAAAACTTTGCAGACGGCAAGAAGCCCGGTCGTAAAGGCTTGGCTAAACGTAGCGGAGTTAATACAAAAGCTAGTGTTAGTAGTCTAAGAAAGACCGCTAAGAACAGCACAGGCGAGAAAGCTCGTATGGCACACTGGTTAGCTAATATGAAAGCCGGTCGTGCAAAAAACGAAGACTATGCAAACGACAAGGTAAACCCCGGAGAACCATTAAGTTTTCCAGCAGGGACAAGTTTAGTTGATGTCAGCGATGTCTACGATTGGTATAAACTAGGTATGGTAATGAGCAATCTAAAAGATGCCGATCCTAGAATGTTTAATAGGGGAGTGCCTCATACAGTTATTGCTATGAGCAGCGAAGAAGAAGAGGCTAAACTTCGTCCACTCCTGACACGGTTAGGGTTCAATTTACACGACATCGATAATCCCAGAGATTATAAAAAAGCTATGCTAGCTAAAGATGTTATTAAAAAAGCAGAAAGCATAGAAGAAGGTTGGAAAGACTGGGTAGCTGGTGCTGCAATGGGGGCTGCGTCGTTAAGTGCAAATGCTAATATTGCTCGTCAACTAGTTGAGCCAGGTGATACAGTGTATTCTATCGCTAGACAGAATAATGTAAATCCAAAAGTTGTCATGCAGCTAAATCAGTTTAATAGAGACACCAAGCTAACGCCCGGACAAATAGTTAAGGTTCCAGATAACGCCAAAGAAATTCCCGCTGTCAAAAAAAGTGAAAAGAAACCAGAAACAGAACCTCAACAAAAAGCCAATACCAGTGAACCTTCCAAAGACACTGTTGCTAATACAGTTACCGGAAGTCCACACGAAGACTATCTTAAAAAAGTTGCAATAAAGGCAGGCATCACTGGCGCTGAACTTGTTGCATTTCTAAGCCAGTGTGCCCACGAAACTATGGACTTTAAGCACATGAAAGAGATAGGTGGCAGTTTAGATTTTAAAAAATACGATATCAAATATGCTCCTAAAAAAGCTAAGAGATTAGGCAATGACAAAGTAGGGGATGGAGAAAAATATAAAGGTCGAGGTTATATACAATTAACTGGAAAAGACAATTATGCAAGGGCCGGACAAGCACTAGGATTGCCGTTGGCAAAACATCCCGAACTTGTCGAGAAACCAGAAATAGCTGCGAAAACAGCAATATGGTATTGGAAAAATCATGTAGCTACAAAAGTTGATGATTTTAAAGACACCAAAGATGTTACCAAATCTATCAATCCAGGTTTAAAACATCTAGATAAGAGACAAGAAAAACAAAAAGCGTTCCAGGTAGCAATGCGGTAAATACACTATGAGAATTAAAGAGATATTTGAATCAGAAGCAGGTACTACAACTTCATCCGACGTAGGTGTAGTTGTTAGCCCGCATTTGGCCATTGGAAAACCTGGTAAATCCTACACAGGAAGTCCGGGGAGAAGTGGTACTCGAGCACCTAAGCCCCCTAAAGCTAAGATGCAGAAACCAACAGATAACGCTTTAAATAGCAAAGAAAACATATTTGGTAGCGGTAATGCTATCAAACGATAAATAATATATACATTATTGAGCCGCTGGCTACAAGAAAACAAGGAAAAATGAAATGGATTTCAAATCACTATTAAACAAACTAGACAGCATGGAAGCTCCTGTAAAAGGTATTGCTGCACCTGAGTTGCCAAAGGCCGCACAGTTAGACGAAAGCGCACAACTACGTGTACTATCTGGACAATCGACTATTCTTGCAGAAAGTGCATTAATGGAAAAAGCTGCTAAGAAAGAAGTATCTGCAGCCGACGAGAAAGAAGCAAAAGATAAGAAAGAAGCGCAGAAGAAAAAGATTGCTAAAATTGTAGACGAAGCGTCTGCTAAGAAAATGGCAAAGAAAGAAAAAGAAGTTGACGAAAGCATCGAGGGCGACCTAGAAGAAGGTTGGGACGAGATGGAAGCTGATATCAAGAAGAACGCAGCTGAAAAGAAAGGCACAGGCAAGTTTGACAAGAAGCAAACAAGCACAGGTACACAATACACACGCAAGTCTAGCACATTCACCGACGGTGGTGACGATAGCGACACAAAGGCAGCTAAGAAAAAAGCCAAGAAAGACGAATCAGTTAAGGAAGGTGCCAAGCCAGACTTCCTAGACATGGACAAAGACGGTGACAAGAAAGAGCCAATGAAGAAGGCAGTTGCTGATAAGAAAGGCAATGCTCCTAAGAAAGGCGTAAATCCTTTTGCTAAAAAGGCTGTTAAAGAAAGTGTAGAAGACAAACTAACCTTTGCCAAGGCACTGCAAATTATTAAAGAAAGCAACGGCACAGCACAAATTGATCCACTAGATGATAATCTATGGGCATGGGCACGTAGAATGGCTGCAAGCAAGTTCAACGAAAGCGTAAAAGCTGATGTCTATGCTGCAACTACATACGAGCGCATGGGTGGTACCTGGGGTATTGCTCAGATCAACGAGTAATTGATTGACAAAACAAAAAAGGACCTTTGGGTCCTTTTTTTATGACTTGAACACTATCGTTAGTGCTTCTATTAAATCTTCTATCATTCCGTCATCGTGTAACGGTGTTGGAGCGAATCGCAATCGTTCTGTTCCAATGGGCACGGTTGGATAATTGATTGCCTGTACGTATATGTTAAATTCATTAAGTAATCTGTCACTCATCAGCTTGGCCCGAGCAGCATCGCCTACTAGTACAGGAACAATGTGGGTGGTACTGTCCATAACTGGTAATCCAGCCTTGGTCAATTTATATTTTAGTTTACGAGCACGGTCTTGGTGTTGGTCACGCAGTTCGTTGTTGGCTTTAAGATATTTTACTGCTGCTAATGCTCCGGCGCACGTTACAGGACTCATTGATGTTGTAAAGATAAAACCGGCTGCAATACTGCGAATAGCATCAACAACAATGCTGTCACCTGCAATGTAACCACCTTGCACTCCAAATGCTTTACCTAGTGTACCGTTGACTATGTCAACCCGATCTTGTAGTCCATGTAACTCTAACTTTCCTGCACCCGTTTTGCCATACAACCCAACTGCGTGAACTTCATCAAGATAAGTCATAGCATTATACTTGTCTGCTAGATCACATATCTCTTTTAATAAACTAACATCACCGTCCATACTGTAGACACTTTCAAACACAACACACGGTGTATCCCCTGCGTCCGCAACAGTCTGTAGAATTTCTTCTAGCATCTGCATATCATTATGTTTGAATACGGTCTTACGTGCTCGACTATGACTAATGCCCACAATCATACTGTTGTGATTTTTGCTATCACTGATATAATGTATGTTAGGAATAATCTTTGCTAACGCAATCAGCGACCATTCGTTGGCTACATAGGCACTGCTGAACAATAGAGCCTTTTCTTTCTTGTGTAATGTTGCAAGTTCGTGTTCAAGAGCAACATGATAATGACTAGTACCTGCAATGTTACGGGTACCGCCTGAACCTGAGCCAGTCATGTCTAGGGCAGTGTGCATGGCATCTAATACAACCTTATGTTGGCCCATGCCCAAATAATCGTTACTACACCAATTTATAATAGTCTTGATATTGTAAGGTCCATACCAAATTGCAGATGGAAACTTTCCATTTTCACGCAAGATATCATTAAACACACGATACTTGCCTTCAGTCTTTAACTTGTCAATTAGATTCAAAAATGGCTGTTTATCTATCATGTTGTTCCCTTTAGGTAAATATTTAGTACAATAGAAACACTACCTTAGGACCTCATGGTTATGTAAGTGTTGGGCGGCTGCTGCCCTAGACGGCCCGATTCGCTACCGGGAATCTAGAAGTGAGCATTTTCTTTTGACTTAATTGTTGACTTTTGCTGTACAGGTGTTATACTGTATTACTAACAAAGGAGTTAACACCATGGCAAAAATGTACGGTCCCGAAGAAAAAGCAAAACTCGAACGTTTAATCAACGAAGGATCTAATGTGCTTCGTGAGATTGAAGACCTGTCCGAAGGTTTAAAAGAAACTGTTAAAGCAGTTGCTGAAGAACTAGATATTAAACCAAGTTGGATCAACAAGGCAATTAAGATTGCCCGCAAAGACAATTGGGCATCACACGAAGAAGAGTGGAACGAGATCGAAATGATCCTTGGAGTCACTAAAAATCTCCCAGACAATAAATGAATGATGTAATGTATGGCATATTCGACTGGATCAAGCAAGATTACAAAAGTTATCGAGTACGTTTTTTACTTGAGATCATTGCTTGGGCTATTTCTATTGGGTGTTCTATCACAATGGCAACCACCGTACCAAACCCCCCACTACTTATTCTTTATCCAATATGGATTTTTGGATGTGCTATATATGCTTGGTGTGCTTATAGTCGGCGTTCCTTTGGTATGCTTGCTAATTACATCTTGCTGGTCAGTATCGACACCGTCGGACTGATTAGAATGCTAAGTAATTAAGAGAAGGGTTCGATCAGCCATAAATGATTACGTTGGTATATGTAAGCCATAAATTACATAAGGAGAAAAATGAGTTACGTTGATGCGTTCTATGACCGCGAAAAAGATATCGTCTCAGTTGTTGAGAGAGATACCAAGGGCAGGCGGCATTTTAAAGAACATGCTGCAAAGTATGTTTTTTACTACCCAGATAACAAGGGCAAATACACAGGCACTAGTGGCGAGCAATTGTCAAGAGTCAGCTGTAAGAACCTTAAAGAATTCCATAAAGAATTAAGAATCCATAGTGGGCACAAGCTCTATGAGCAAGATATCAAGCCTGTGTATCGTTGCCTTGAAGACAACTACCTTGGACAGGATGCTCCTAAACTAAACGTCTGCTTCTTTGACA